TTCCAAATCTTGCCGACTGTACCAATTGTAGAGGAAGATTCTGATTCTGATATTAAAGTTGATATCACAATCGATAGCCCAGAAAATTGTTTTTTCCCCAAAGGGTCTATTACCCAAAAAGAATTTGATGTTGACCAAGATGCTCTTCAAGTATTCCTTGAGGATTGCAATGATATAGACGGTTTCGAGGGAACCTTGGAATTAGCCGCTATGGATTATGAGGCCATTGGTTGGGGGGCTATTGAGGTAATTCGATCTAGGGATATGAAAGTTGCAAGAATTAACCATGTGCCAGCATCAACTATAGAAGCTTTGAAAGGTTGGAGAGGTTTTGTTGAAGACCGAACAAATGGTGCAGAGGATTATCGTTACTACCAACCTTTTGGTCATAAAGTTGTTGTGTCAGAAGAGGACCCAATTACAGGCATTAATGAAAAAATACCATATGACCCCAAAAAACACGGCACACTAGAAGCTTCTAATGATAAGTTAAGTTGGAATTTGAAAGATTGTGATACGGGTGAAGACACTGAGGACTTTGCAAAAGCAGCGACAGAGATTATCTGGATCAGAAATCGCCACTCCAATACTAAATACTACGGTTATTCAGACGTAGTTCCAGCACTAGGGGCTGTCTTAGGGAACATGCAGATTCGCAAGTACTTCCTAAACTTCTTTTCTCATAGTGCTGTACCCCGCTATGCTATTATTGTAGAGGGGGGAAAACTATCTCAACCCGTAATGAAATCAATTGCAGAATACTTTAATTCAGAAGTAAAGCAAAATCATTACGCTACTCTAATTGTTAATGTACCTTCTGTTCGTGGGGAGGTAAAACTAAGGTTTGAGAGATTGGATGCTGGCCAGAAAGAAGGGGACTTCTTGAAAACTGAAGCATCTAACGATCAATCAATTATGGTAGCCCACGGTGTAAGTGCTGCTATCATTGGAATCACAGAAGCTTCTGAACTAGGTTCTGGTAAGGGTTTGTCACAAGCAGAAATTTACAAAGATCGTATCATCGTACCAAGACAGAAGATTTGGGCTAGAGTAGTTAATCACATTATCCGATACGGCTTAGGACTATGTTTAGTAAAACTAGAATTCAACCCTCTAGATATCCGAGACGAAGAAGCCCGTATGCGTATTGCTACTCAGTATTCAGATCGTGGTGCTACAACTATTAACGAAATGCGTAAGGAACAAGGCAAAGAGCCTATGACTGGTGGAGACAGACTGTTTATCAAAACCCGGGCAGGTGAAATCATCTTCGTAGATGCCTTTGCAGACCTTGCAGGTGACTTAGGAAGAGTTGTTCCAGCAGTTTCAGCAGAGATATCTGATGGGAAAAAAGGAAAATCTCAAGAAAATTCTGATTCTGGACAGGACACTTAATTGATAGGGTTGACTATACTTTACAACTTGTGTATAATGTATACGTAACCCAAATACCATTCAGTATTTAATACTAAAATATGCTACAACTAACATCTCAAATTAATCCAGCATTCTTAGATGAGACAGAAGAAGGTACCCATATTAAGGGATTTGCTTCTGTAGAAGACATTGATAGATTTGACGAAATAGTCTCTCCTGAGGCATTTAATGTTGAAACTTTCATGAATTCTCCAACTCTGTTGGCTAATCATAAGTTCTGGAATGATGCACAGGGCAACAAAGTTGCTGCTGGCAGCGTCGTTCAAATGAACCGAGCTTATATTTCTGGTGAAGAAGGTGATAATTACCTAGTTTCTGATATCTCAAGCAAACAGGTAATTAATTTCATCCCCAAAAAGAATCTACCAGAAGTATCAGTGGGCACTAAAGGTTTATTTGTACGTGCTAGAGTTACTCAACCCGAAGTAGCTACTAGAGTTCAAGCTGGTGATTATGGTGGGTTTTCTTGGAAAGGCTTTACTCGTAAATCTAAAGTTGTGCGTAACGGTAAGTTAGTAGACCGTCTCCACTCCGTTGATTTGCTCGAAGTATCTATAGTCAATGGCCCCGTACAGAATCAATCCAATTATGTTGTTGGTAAATCTGTGGGACACGCATCAACCGAACAATACATCTATCAAATTCAATTTGATAAAGAAACAAATAACCTTGAATCAGTAAAGTCCTATCTAGGACAGCATGATTTAGAGGATGCAAATATTAATGAGACAGATACAGCATACTTTGCCGTAGTAGGCAACTCTTCTGAATGTTGTGTTGAAAAAAGTGTGAGAGTAAAAATGGGAGACGTAAGTTTGATTATGGCTCCTATGAAAGATTTGGAAGAAGTAGAGTTAGTAGGCGAGATCCGATCCGTACCAGTTGTAAAGTCGGTGGAAATCTCCCAGAAATTGTCACAGGGGAAAACAATGAAATTGTTCTCTTTCGACGACAAAGCATTGGAGCAATTGTTCGTTTCGTACAATACTTCTACCAAGTCAGTGCAAATTGGCGACAAAGACGTAGAAGTTACTTGTATTTCTGGTACGAAAGTACTGGATCTCGAAGCAGAAATTGGTGCAAAGCTTGAGGTCGTTAAATCAACCATCGAAAAATTGGAGTCAGCCTCTAGTAAGATCGATGTTCTTGAAGCAGAATTGAAAGAATTGAAAGACGCCAAAGAAGCTGCTGAAGTCGAAGCTAAAGATCGACAAGAAGCAGAAGCGAAGGCCAAAGAAACTGCTGATGCTGAAGCAGCCGCTAAAGCAACAGAAACCAATACGAAAGTTGAAGCTACTGAGCAAACTCTTGAAGAAACGCAAAGTGCAGTTCTTGAAGTTGCCAAATCAGTTCAAGGCATCAACGAACAAATGGAAAAGGTTGTAAAATCTATCCAAGGCTTGGCTAAGGGCGTTCCTACCAAGAAAGAAGAAATTTCTAAATCTGTCAATACAGATGATGCCGATTCTAAGTACAATAGTGCTTTTGACTTAGCATTGTTTGGCTAATACGAGGTAGATCATGTCTGAATTTGCTAATCAATTGGCCGAGGTTATGGCAGCTAAAAATTGTTATACCGAAGGTGCAATTTCCCCGGGCACATTGCCTAACTCCTTGCTTCCTGTAGATACAGCTAACCGCTTCATTGACGAAACTGTTAATGAATCAGTCTTGCTTTCTAAAGTGCGAGTATTGCGTGTTAATGCGTGTTCTGGTAAGATTCCTAAGTTGGATCTTGCAGGCCCTGTTACTGAAGGTGCATGTGCGACTTCTTGTCCTACATCACACGTTCCTACAGAGAATTCTCTGTTTTATGAGCTAGTCAAGTATCGAAGTTACTTCGAAATCGAATCTGATTTCTTGCGATGTAACCTTGAGCGTGGACGAGTTGTTGATACCATTATGGGCATGTTCCGTAAAGGTATTGGTACTGACTCTGAAATTGCAGCTATCTCATCTGATGACGCCATCACTTATGGTGATGACCAATCAGCACTCCACAATCTTTTGGGAGTCAACAACGGTTGGCTGAAAGAGATTTGCGGTTGTGTTCCTGAGTGTAACGTGATCGATGCTGCTGGAGCGTCTCCTTCAAAGGATCTTTATTACCAAGCAAAGGGTCGTATTCCTACACGATATCGTCGTGAATTGAATCGATTCCGCTGGATTGCAGCACCTCAAGTAGTTGACCATTGGGACTACTACTGGAGCCTGCGTATTACCGACGGTGGTGACCGAGCATTGGCTAGTGGCGAGAGTCCCGGCCCTTGGGGAGTCAACTTCCTAGAAGTTCCACTGTGGCCAGAAAACATGCCTTATGGGTCTGCTGGCACACCTGTTTCACACATCCTTTTGACACCTCCAGATAACCTTGTGTTTATTCGTGGTATGGATCTTAAGGTTGAGCGTGAACGCATTCCTAAGTGTGATATGGAATACTTCGTAATGCATCACCAAATGGATTTTATGGTTCTGGATGTGAATAAAGCTGTGATCATCAAAAACGTTAACGTTTGCGGTGCCCCATATGCTGACTGCACACCATGCGGACCTAATAACACAATCACGTTGTGTGGTGCTTAATAGCCCTCACCTCTGATTTTTACATTAATAAGGGTAGAATTAGTTCTACCCTTGTTTTTTATCTTGACATAAAAAGTAACTAAACGTACAATGTATATAGGATTAATAATCTTAAGGAATAACTGTCAAATTACAAATTAGGATATTCTAATGGCACTCGGCTCTTGCATACAATATGACAGTTACGTAGCTTCTGCTTGTAACATAAGCTTCATAAAAGATGGCATCACTCTATACAATATCTCCTTAGTTGGAGCATCTGTCCTTCCTTTAGCTAGTGGAGGTGTGCGAATACAAAGTGCTAACTCAGCAATCTTTGTTAATACCACTCTTCTGACTGAAGCCCAAGCACAAGGACTAATTAGTGCTTGTAACACTGGTGCAAATACTTGGGTAAATGTCGCAGCAGTTGCTGGAACCCCCAACGTCTTCACAATAGATTGCCAAACACAACCGTTGGCAAGACTTCTTCTTACTGCCCCCACAGATGAAATTAACGTAACAAACTGTGATGGCATCGTAGCCCAATTCAAAATCCAAGGAAATGCTGCATTCGTAGCGGATACGGATCTAGTTTGGATGGCAGCATTCGAGTGGGATCAAGGTATTCTACCTGACCTAACACTTATTACAGCCACTACAGACGCTCTCCTGATTACTTTAATTGGCGATTCAAACAAGATTCATGCTACTTGGACAGGTGTTTACACTTTTGATGGTACTCTGTAATGTTAGGTTTTTTCAAACGAAGTTTTCTTAATGGCCTTGGTCTGTGGTTTTCCTCTTTCAACTCTAATACTATAAGAGCTGATGGGTGTTCTATTAGGGACTTTTCCACTAGCGGCACTTATAGGCCAGAGCAGAAGGGAAAATGCCAATATGGTGATGGGGTCAACCAATCTTGGAGTTTTGGGGATTTAAGTAGCAACGTAAAAGCATTAAACTTTCTGATCAAATTAGACGACATTACAGCTCATACAGATGGGGTTATTCAATTAAATGTCACTGATTCTATATCTGTAATAAACGGTACAGTCACGTTAGCGGGTCAAACAGGAACAATTATTGTTAATGATGTTGTATCATCTTCAATTACCAACATAACAGCATTTCATAGTGTGTATGTTGAGTTTGATACTGCGGTCAGTGCTAATGACTTTGACCTGCTCACTGATGGTACAAACTTTCTTCTAGGATATTTGTATGATGTGGAAATATTTGAGGTTGCATTAACAGGGGGCCAAATTACAGCACTATATCAACAAACTTTGTTTCCAGAAGAAGTTGATGTTAATCTTCCAATAGCAGATCACCGTTATCTTCTTGATATGCAAGGAGGCACAACTCAATATGATTCAGGTTCAGCAACAAAAGTTCATGGAACCCCAAATAATTACGCTGCTGGCATGGATTATGAAAGTAAAACCGTACCCTTTTCAGCAGAGAATCTTTACGGGTTTGATCAGGTTGGATCGTTCGACGGTGCGACCAATGAGACAGTAACGAACACAGCAGATATTAGTTCGGAAGACTGGACTCTAGCCGGGAAGTTTATTGTTACTGACGTATCAGCGAATTATCAAATACTTTCGCAAGAAAGCGGGTCAGGCACAGGGCGTTCATTGCTTTGGGTCGATATTACTGGTGGACTTTGGAAGTCCAGTATCGGCGGTACGACGTTCCAGTTCACAGCAGCCGTACCCACTGTAGGTGAATTGATGGAATATTCGTTAACGCATGATTCAGGTGCGACTGAAATTACGTTAGTGGTGAATGGTGTGTCCCAAACGAGGGCAATTCCATTCGCTATGGAATCAGCAACGGGCGATTTTCTAATTGGCTCCTCGAATACTCCCGGTGGATATGTCACAGGTTATATGTGGGATACAAGCCTAACAAATAGCTCAGGGGATTTTTCCCGACTAATGGATGGCTCGGATAACGTCACGGTTCCAACCGCGATTTTTACACTAGCCCCAGATGGAACATCGATTGTAAGAACAACACCAACATATACAGGGAGAGTTCCTAGGGACTCAAAACTAGTTGATGGCCCTTGTTTGGACTTCGACGGCACAACTCAAGGACTCAATATTGATGGCGGCGATTGTTCGGATCAAAACTGGACACTATCGTTCTACATGGACAAGGAATCTACTGCAACACAAGCAATCTTATATCAGCAGTCGGCTCATTATTGGTTGCGAATAATCAGTGGAACGTGGAACACTTACATAGATGGAACTGTTCAAGTTTTTAGTTCAGTCACTTACAGCAATGATCCTTCATACGTTGTATTCACCCGATCAGGAGCCGGAACCGACTTTACTCTATCAGTCACCAATCTAACTACGGGCGTCACAACTAGCGAAACGCTTTCGGGGTTGACGATGTTGGGAACTGGAGCAGATTTTCGAATCGGGTGGACTGGAGCAGTCGCGTTCTATGGTGGAACTTTTTGGGGATGGAAACTTGACCATCCAGTTCATGGTTTTGATATTCCAATGAACAACAAGAACCACAATGAGGTTTATTGCTCATTTAAAGAGAAATGGTATGCACCTGCTGGATACACAAGTGCAATGCACTCTCTTACACAAGATTACCATTTTCCTTTTATTACTGAAGGTGGGGATACTGCTCTAACTTGTGGTGGAACTGATGTCGCCGCACACTTCGGGGGCAATAGCCCCTCAATTTTCGCTATTGATGATTTCAAGGTGTA